GACCCGTTTCGGGGACCATTATTTTGGAATTCACGATCTAAAGGAGCAGTCGATGAAACTCATTTGCGAAGTCAACGAAGAAATTGAAATTTTGACTGAAGACAAGAACGGTCAAAAGCAATATTTCATTGAAGGCACCTTCCTACAGGGCGATATCAAGAATCGAAATGGTCGTGTATATGAGTTCAAGATGCTCAAGGATAAGGTAGAGCAGTATCGCAAAGAATTTGTACAGCAAAAGAGAGCATTCGGTGAGTTGGGGCACCCCGAAGGACCAACCATCAATCTTGAGCGTGTGTCTCATATGATCATGGAATTGGCTCCTGATGGCAAGAACTTCTATGGCAAAGCCAAAATCATGGATACACCATATGGAAAGATCGTAAAGAACCTGATGGACGAGGGTGCCAAGTTGGGCGTTTCCTCCCGTGGTGTCGGTTCTCTTGAAGAAAAGAATGGCGCAAACTATGTAAAAGACGATTTCCGTCTTTCAACAGCCGCTGATATTGTTGCCGATCCTTCCGCCCCCGATGCATTCGTGCGTGGCGTGATGGAGGGTCGGGAGTGGGTCTATGAGAATGGACTGCTCGTAGCAAGAGAGATTGATGAGATCAAAGAAAGCATTCGCAAGGCTTCTTCCAGAAAGTTGGAAGAACAAATGGTAAAGGCATTCCAGAAATTCATCAATCGTTTGTGAACCCAAAAAACTAACCCCGTATAAATAACCAATACCAAGGAGAACACTCATGGATTACCAGAACGAGGAAATCGAAGAAGTCATCCTCGATGAGGAAGAGGTCACCGAAGAGGAAACCGATTCCCTCGAAGAGGCTAACAAAGGCGCACAGCAGAAGCAAGCAAAGAATGTTGCTTCGAAGAAGGGCATGGCTGAGGAAGAAGAGGAAGAAGAGGAAGTCGCTGAAGAGCAGACTGCCAACGCTTCCAAGACCGGCGCAGGCTCTGGCAAGTATGCAGGACTTTACAAGGACGGCACAGGCAAGGGGGCAGTTATCCCCGGTCCAGTAGAAACTGGCTTGGCTGGTGGCGATTCGAAGTCAAAGTTGGCTGCTAGCGTCAAGTCTAAGAAGGCAATGCGTGAGGACATGGATGTACACATGACAGCCATGTTTGACGGCGAAGACATCAGCGAAGACTTCAAAACCAAGGCTTCGACAATCTTTGAGGCTGCAATCAATGAGCGTGTAGAGCAAATCAAGACAGAACTTGAGGAGCAGTACAACAACAGACTCAATGAGGAGATCGAAGAGAACAAGAAGGCTCTGACCGAGCAACTTGATTCCTATCTCTCGTATGTCGTTGAGGAGTGGGTTGAGGAGAACCGTCTATCAATTGAGAAGGGCATCCGCACAGAGGTTGCCGAAGAGTTCATGGAAGGTCTTCGCAATCTGTTTGTTGAACACGACATCATGGTTCCTGAAGCAAAGGTCGATCTTGCCGACAAGATGGCAGAGACTGCCGATGAACTCAAGGCTCGTCTTGACGAGGAGATCATGAAGAATGTCAAGTTGGTGGAAGAAGTCAAGTCATATCGGCGTGAGCAGATTCTTGACGAAATGGCTACCGACCTCACAGTTACACAGAAAGAGCGTTTCCGCACTCTAGCCGAGGGTGTCACCCTTGAAGGCGAAGAGAATGATGTCCGTAATAAGTTGGAGATCATCAAGGAATCCTACTTTACAGGCAAGAAGCCCGTTCTCACAGAAGAGACCGCAGCGACTGCCGAAGAGAGCATCGATGAGACACCCATTGGTGGTCAAGTCGAGAATCTAAGCGAATCGATGAGAGTCTATGCAGACACGCTTCGCCGGATCACCAAAAGGTAATTAGTCAAAAAACTAAATATCAAAGTTACTTTTTAATCACAACAACACCAAGGAGAATCCATAAATGGAACTCACAATTTCTGAAGCACTTCAAAAGAAGTGGCAACCAATCCTTGAACACCCCGATCTACCGGCAATCAAGGACAACTACCGCAAGACGGTAACAACCATGCTCTTGGAGAACCAGGAGCAGTATCTCAAGGAAGCGGCTCCCACCAACTTTGCAGGAACCATGCCCGACAACGGCGGCGTTGCAAAGTGGGATCCAATCCTCATTTCGCTCGTTCGTCGTGCAATGCCAAACCTGATTGCTTATGATATCTGCGGCGTTCAGCCAATGAGCGGTCCAACCGGACTTATCTTTGCAATGCGTAGCCGTTATCAGACTCAGGGTGGCCCAGAAGCACTCTATCAGGAAGCCGACACTACCTATTCGGGTGGAACAGGTTCTTCTGTCAGCGGCTTCACCGGTGGCGACTTCAGCAACACTCCAGGCGTTGATCCTTTCGGCGTTGGTATCACCAACGGCACCGCAATGTCCACGCTTCTTGGCGAAGGATTGGGCGATAGCGCAAGCAATCCATTCGCACAGATGGCATTCAGCATTGAGAAGACCACGGTCGAAGCAAAGACCCGTGCCCTCAAGGCAGAATACACCATGGAACTCGCACAGGATCTCAAGGCAATCCACGGTCTTGATGCAGAGACTGAACTTGCCAACATTCTGTCGAGCGAAATCCTTGCTGAAATCAACCGTGAAGTTGTCCGTGTGATCTATGCTAACGCCAAGTTGGGCGCAAAGACAGGCACCACACAGACAGCAGGCGTGTTCGATCTCAATGTCGATTCCAACGGTCGTTGGTCGGTTGAGAAGTTCAAGGGTCTGCTCTTCCAGATTGAGCGTGAGTGCAACATGATCGCCAAGGAAACCCGCCGTGGAAAGGGCAACTTCATTGTCTGCTCCTCGGATGTTGCCTCGGCTCTATCGATGGCAGGCGTTCTTGACTACGCCCCCGCCCTCAGCACCAACCTCAATGTTGATGACACAGGCAACACCTTCGCAGGTGTCCTCAACGGCAAGTTGCGGGTCTACATCGATCCCTATTCGTCCATGACAACCACCCATGACTTCTTCATGGCGGGTTATAAGGGATCGAGCGCATATGACGCTGGTATGTTCTACTGCCCATATGTTCCGCTACAGATGGTTCGTGCTGTTGGTGAGAACTCCTTCCAGCCAAAGATCGGCTTCAAGACTCGTTACGGTCTTGTCAACAATCCGTTTGCAACGATCAAGGCTAACAACCAATCGGTTTCGGATCCTTACAGCGCAGATGCGACTCGTAAGAACATCTACTACCGCATCGTGAAGGTCACCAACCTCTTCTGATAGATCGCTCTATCTGAAGATAGTAAATTCGGGGGCTGTGGGGAGAAATCTCCACAGCCCTCTTTCTTTTTCCTAAATAAAAGTAATGACCGTACCAAAGATTCCTGATGACATTGTTTCGGGCAGTCTCAACCGTCAGCCCATCAATACAAATCCTGCATTTGCGACCAATTATCGGTTGATGATTCCAAAGGTTCGCAACGGCATATTTTTCTGCACAGAAGTTTCATTTCCGTCTTTGACGATGGATCCCATTAAAGTTCCTGTCCCATTTTCGGTTGCCTTAAAATTCTTCGGCAATAAAATTGATCATGGTGAACTCTCTGTGAAGTTTGTCGTCAATGAAGACTTCAGCAATTGGTTTCAGATGTCTGACTGGTTTACAAAGTCTTTGAACTACTATGGATTCTTCAAGGATGGGTCGCAGGCTAGAATGATGAATCTAATAGCAGATTCGGGTCAGTTGCTTATTCTCAACAACAAAAAGTATCCTGTAGCCCGTGTATTGTTCGATGGGTTGATGATAACAGGTTTGAGCAATTTGCCAATGAACTCTGCTGTTGCAGATGCACCATTCATAACATGTGATGCAACATTTCAATTCACATCATATGACATAAAGGATCCGTGATGACAACACCTGATGTCAAAAATTGGATTCCTGAATTAGAAAACTATGGTGCCTTGGGGAACAACCCAAGCAATATGAATCTTGCCTCAAGCACAAACTTCAGATTTGTGTGCGAGAAGGTTCCAAATGTCACATATTTTTGTACGGCAGTAAGTACACCAAGTCTTTCTTACACACC